TACTTTTATTTTCTTCGATACACCAAACAAAACGTATTCCTGTATACGATAATATCACATACAGAGTTCGACATGTTCAGCCTGAGTGGACCTGGCGGGAATCGAACCCAGAAAGCCTACAGGAAAATGCCGTATTTATAAGGCTTTTCGCTTATCGTGTTGCATGGCGTGTTGCATCATTTCCGTAAAATGTTCATTGATTCGGTCTGTAAATCTCTCTTCTTCCGGCGCAATCGTGCCACGGTATACCCTTTTCAGGACTCTGTCAGACTTCCATCCACCACGCTTCATGATGTACTGATCCGGAATGTTCAGGGCGTGCATGATGGACGCAGTATAATGTCTGAGATCATGGTATCGAAATTCAGGAATCCCAGCAGAGCGAAGCACCTTTTTAAAGTTTTTAGAGAGATCTTCCGGGTGCATCCTGACAAGCGGACCGCTTTCGATATCGTCAAATTTTCGGATCACAAATTCCGGCATGATAATGTATCGGTAGCTGCTCTGTGTCTTGGGTCCTTTTTTGATGATGCCACTACGTCCCCGGACTTTCGTCTCTCTGATCCGTATGGAGTTCCCCTTGATATCCTCTTTCGTTAGCCCGAAGACTTCTCCACGCCTGAGACTTCCAAACGCTGCGAGAAGCACTGCTTTTTCCAGTTCAGTTCCCCGGATATAGCAGATCAGATCCGTGATGTCCTGATCGGATGGCACATACCCCTCATAGGTCTTTGCAGATGGTAGAGTGGTATGGAAGTGCATATCCGGCAGATACATCCGCATGACCGCTGTAAACAGCCCGTAAGCGTTCTTTACGGTCTTAGGCGATAACTTTACCGACAGAATGTTGATCCAGCTCTGTACGTCTTCCTGCGAGAGCTTGCGGAGGCTGATATCTGCTATCTGTCCGATCTGATTCCGGGTGATCGTCTCATAACCACGGAGAGTAGTCTCGGACAGCACATGATCCTTTAACTTTATGTAATTTTCAAAAGCTTCCTTCACTGTCCAGTTCTCAGGGCGTTTTTTCCGGTCTTTCTCTGCAAGGAACTGAGCCGCCTGAGCTTCTGCATCCCGCTTTCCACGTCTTCCCTGTAAGTCACTGGTAAACGATTCATAAATCCTTTTCCGCTTCTGCTTTCCGGTCTTCTCGTCAATCATAGGACTTCCGTCCTCATTGAACAGGTTTTCATAGTGCGAAAAAACTAAGCACCTCCAAGATCCTGAAGGTAACTTTTTAGCTGTAGCCATATTATCATCTCCTAGTATAAAAATAACAGCCAGCGAGGAACGTGTGTTCCGCTTGCAGACTGTTTCCGAAGATGATACAATATTCATTGGTCGTTGAATGATGTATTTCTTCGGAAATCATTATTCGTCTCCCGGTGTTGGTAGCACCGGGATTTTTTAGTTATATTATTATTTCATCTGCATTTTCTGCATTAATGCTTCTTGAAGCACCTGAGAGAAATTAAGTCCCATAGCAGAAGCAGATTCATTTAACCATTCTGGAATGGTAAGAGTTTTTTTGACAGCTTTGTTGTTATACATCTTACGATAAGCCATTGTATCGCAAGCAATATAATTAATAAAGTCGTTATCAGAAAGTGTAATTTCTGATGGAGCAGAAGGAGCAGGAATTTTGCGTCCGTCCTTTTCGTATCCGTAAAGAACTAGAGCGAGTGCGTCTTCTGCCATTTCAATACCGTCTTCCAGTGAATCCCCACAAGTGTAACAACCTTCCAAGTCAGGAAAATTAATCGAAAAACTTCCATCATCTTCAGGGGTAAAAATTGCGGGATAAGCATATTTTGCCATAACAATTCTCCTTTCAAATATATAATATATAAGACTGGAAAAGAAGGGGACTATTTAAGTCCCACATCTTTCAGAATGTTGTTGAGAGTTCCTGTTGGAATTTCTGCTTTGTGTCTTGGAACTGCGAATTGCTTTCCAGTTATAGGACTGTACCAAATATCATGCCGGCTACCATTCCGAATCAATTCGCATTTCGCTTTCTTTAGCATTTTTAATAATTCCTGTGTTTTCATTATATCTCCTTTCTATGATATTATTATAACACGTGCTGACACGTATGTCAATAAAAAGAAGTATAAACACGTATAAAATAAACAGAGATACTTTGATAAATTTTTCATATCATTTGAATGAGAGTGATGTTTTGGCGAAGGGGCGGTTTTTAATTATTCATCGTCTTCATCATCACTATAAGTATAATCGGACGAATAAATGCTGTCTGTTGATTGTGATTGTCTGAACTCTTCAGCAGCCATAGTCCTGTTGAACTCTGCTGTAGGTTCTATTTCTGTAACAAGTTGTTCCAGTTCATCAAGTGATACGTTGAAAAATTCTTTTCTCATATTTACCTTATTCACACGTTTGTCAGTCAGGATAGTATGAAGTTTGTTTTCAAGACCAACTGCATCATCAGAAAAAATAAAGCTATGTACGTCAAAACGGAATGGAACAGATGCATTACCAAGTTCATCTACTCGATCCTGTGGATTGAGTCTTCTGGTCATTCCAATCTTAAATACATTTTCGCCAAAAGATCCAAGATTACTGATAACGTACACGTTACCAGCTTTTCCATTGGCAAGAGTAGAGATTTCGTCTTTCCTTATAGCAACGTCAGCAAGCTGAGCCTGTAGTGCAAGGATTCTTGCATTTAATTTTTCCAGTTCCTCATCTTTAGCACTGGTAAGTTGGGTTCTCAGCTTTTCGATTTCAGAATTGTATTTTGATTCTTCCTGTTCTATTTTTTTACGTTCAGCCTCCAATGCTTTACGTTCCTCAGCTTCCTGTCTCATTTGCTCACGGATAGCAAGCTGTTCCTGACGAGCTTGTTCTTTTTTAACGTAGTAATTATATTCGATCTTTGCTGCATTAATAAACAAATACTCTATTTCTCCAATAAATTTGGTAAGAGTTCCTGCGATGCTCTGATTTCCATTTCCTGCAATCTCAAGATATTTATGAGTTACATCTTTGATATCATCAATAGACTTTTCAAGCTTTTCAAATTTAAGGTTATACAGGATATTTTGAAGCTCTGCTCTAAGAGCAATGACCATAAGTTTATAAATCGCCTGATTCGCTTTAGTGGTATACCGGGCAGAATATTTTGCTAAAAGATCATTGATTTGCTTATCATTTTGGCGGTAGGCTTTACGGAGATCTTTTACATCCATACAATGGAGCTTCAGGATAACGGAAGGACTGATTTCCTCCAAATCGGTTAAATCTTTTTCGCTAAATTTTAAAGAACTGATTGCAGGATCATAATTAAAGAAATTGTCCAGACTGTAATTGATTGCTTTTACCAACTCTTTTGATCGTCCGAGTTTATTGGTTTGGGTCTTGATCTGTTTGGCAAGCTTACTCTCCTGAAGCATTTCTTCTGCAATTTTTTCCTGTAATGACTGCGATTTGTCTGTGCGGTCAGAAATCATTCTTTCAAGTTGGACGAGTTGCTCTCGTAAGCCTTTTTCTGCTTCTGCCTACTTTCTTTCGTATTCCTTTTTCAGAGTATCTACTTTTACATCATACTCTATACTCAGATCTCTTTGTTTGACAGCGTACTCTTTTTCCATCTGTTCGGTCATGGATTTTACTTTATAGTAGTCAAATCCACCAATTTCAGAAAGCTTTCCTCTTAATTCAGTAGTAGCTGCCTGTAAGTCGGCATTATTTTGTGAAAGCGCTTGATTCTCCGTTTCAAGACTGGCAATCCGTTCTTTGAATTGCTTGATTTTAAAAATATCCCCTATACCCATTTGTTTTCTCCTTTGTTAATAAGAACCGTTCTTTATGAATAACACCACTTATTCATTTATATAATCCCACGAGGGGTTATATCATTTCTGTAACTGTCAGATAAGGAACAAAGTAAATAACATAGTTATCTACACTGGTGCAGATTCCATATTTACTCTGATAGCAGTTAATACATTCTTGCAGGTATTCTTCTGTAACATCTAAATAGTCTGCAATTTCATATTGATTTTGACATCCGGCATTAAACGCCCGGACAATCCCCATGAGTCCGATTAATTTATTGTATCCCCACAAACGAGCCTGTCGTTCTTGCTTGCGGTTTTGTACGGAATTTGTATTTATAATATCACCAACGGATGTGTGGTGATGTCCAAGCTCTTCAGCCAGTGTGCAGGTTTTCTGAATTGTATTCATATCTTTTTTGATTGCTACAGTACCATCACAGTACAATCCTTTTATCCGGTCACTGTGAAATGTATAATCTATAACATTTATACTGTCCCTGCAGGCTTCGTCTTGTAAACATTCGTATGTGTTCATATGCATAACACCTCCCACTACAGCATATCAGCTTATCTGTCCAATAAAAATGTCTTATTTTCTTCTGTTCTTTACAAATGCAGCGAAGTTTTTGATTTCTTCCATTTCATCTTCTGTGTATTCATCACCGTCAAAGTGGGCGGCAAGAGTGGTTGGTTCAGCTTCAAGTCCGAGTAACATATCGGCAGAAACATTTAATGCAGATGCTATTTTTTTAATCGTATCTACATTTGGCTCGCGTTTTCCGCTTTCATATAGAGAATATGTTGATTTTGCAACACCTATATTTTCTGAAAGATCTTTCTGAGATAGCCCAGATTTTAGCCTTGCTTCTTTTAAATTTTCATTGAAGTGCTCACCCATATTTTAGTACCTCCTGTTAATTAAGATTATAGTTGCGTATTGAAAAAGTGTCAATAAAAAAGTTTGCAAAATGAAAATAAAACTATTGACAAGTTTGCAATAAGCAATTATAGTATAATTAAAGTTTGCGAAATGCAAATCTTGAAACGCGGACTGCATTGGAGCGAGGTTGACAGTTACTGGAACACTACAGTTCCTTTTCTAAATGGGCTGACATTGTGGAGAGGTCATTACCCGTGTAAGTAAAATACAGAAGCTTATATCCGAACTTTTCATATTTTCGGATGAGCTTATCCGATTTTACAATTTTATGGATTTTCAATATATCACCTCCTTTCAAAGAGGCAATTTGCAGTCCGCAACCAATATTATAGCAGAAGGGAGCGAAGAGGAATTGTTTAAAAATTTAAATGCTGAGCAGGCAAGACATTCTTACACAAATCAGCGAATGGCAGATATGGTCGGAATTTCAAGAGTATCTTATGAGAATAAGAAAAAAAATGGGAAATTCACTGCACTCGAAGCGAAGAAAATGTGCAAGATATTCAAGGTGAAATTTGATTATCTGTTTGCAACAGATGAAGATGAAGCGAGGTGAGGAAGATGTACTACAAACTTTTAATTACACTGGGAGTATGGGTACTTGGTGGGCTTTGTGTACGGGTCATGAAAAAAATAGAACCCGACAACAAGATATATCCTGTGTGGGTTCTGTTCGTAGCATTAGCTTTCACTGGGTTCGCGTTGTATGACTGGCTTGGTTGATGCGAGTTCTTCATTGAGAGAAGAAGTTATGGAAGTGAGCTTTTTCGTGTATTTAGTAAAGGGGAGTGCAGAAGTGCTGAAAGCAAGAGAAGCGAGGTGATAGAATGCCTAAATTAAAGCTCTCAGACCGGGAGCGTCAGAACAGGACGCTGATCGCCATCATCCAGTCAGGAAAAGTGATGGAGGGTGTCAGCGTAGAAAAGCTTTCCAAGCTGACAGGAATCCCGAAAAGCACACTGTACCAAAGATTTAGTGTGCCGGAAGACATCAGACTGGGCGAGCTGAGAGAGATTCTGAAAGTTCTTAAGATCCCGGAAGAGGAAAAGGAACGAATAGGGAGGGAGGTCATATGACCTGCAAAGACTGCAGAAAAATCAGATACTGCATGGAACGACACAGAGGTATCTGCACATCATTTAAAGGAGGTGAGAAACGTGGAGCAGTTAAAGGTAATTCAGATCAGGAAGAGAAAGCAGACAAAAGAACCGGTAAGACAGCCGGATACATACGACAAGATTGTTGAACGAGCCTTTTGGTTCGTGATCGGGTTCAGCATCGCATTAATGGTCTGCTGTGTTGCTTTCGGGCAGACATGAAAAAAAGTGCCGTAGCGAGGCGGCAACCTCTCAGGCACTTAGAAAAAATAACCAATTACATTATAAAGAAGAAAGGAAGGAAGTGCAATGGCAGAAAAGGAAAAAGTCTGCATTGATGCAGAAGAATACGCCCGTCTGTGCCGGCAGGATGGGAAAATGGATTCACTGATCGCTTTTATGAGGCAGGAAGATAAAAATTGCACATCAACGTATTCAGACCGGGAGGTTATAAAAGTAATCATCGGGATGTACGACGAATAAGGAAAGGATGGAGAAAGAAATGGCAACATTGTATAAATTAACAGAGGAATATTTGGAACTTTTAGATCTGCTTGAGGATGATTCTATGGATCAGGAAGTTGTAAACGACACCTTGGAGGGTGTCGGTGGCGAAATTGAAGTAAAAGCAGATAATTGTGCAAAGCTTATTCAGGAGCTGAACGGATCAGCCAACACCCTCGATGCAGAAATTGACCGCCTGAAGAAGAGGAGGGATGCACTTGTAAGTAATGCACAGAACCTTAAAAAGTACATCGAGTCTGCAATGATTGCAACCGGAAAGAAGAAATTCAAGACAGACCTGTTCGGATTTAACATTCAGAAAAACCCACCAAGTGTAGTGATTGACCGGGAGGAAGGTATTCCGGAGGAGTACTGGATCGCACAGCAGCCGAAGCTGGACAAGACAGCACTCAAGAAATGGCTCAAGGATAACAAGGCAGATTTTGCCCACCTGGAACAGAGCGAGAGCTTAAGGATTCGATAGGAGGATAAGCAATGAAAGACGATGGAAAGATACATATTTCGGGTAAAAAGATTGCACCAAATGAGCAGGGCGTAGTCCGGCTCTCGCAGGAAGCAACGGAGATACTGGCAGATATTGCGAACGAGAGTGACTGGTCGTTTAAGCGGATTGTAAGCGAGATTATCGTCCAGTCTATTCGCAGGGATCTGATTACATTTGATAGATAAGGAGAAGAAAAATATGTCAAAAGTTATTTGTATTGCAGGAGAATCTGGATCTGGAAAAACAACATCCATGAGAAATCTGGATCCAAAGACTACATATTATATCGATGCTGACGGAAAAGGACTTTCATGGAAAGGATGGCGAAAGCAGTACAGCCAGGAAAATAAGAATTATTTTGCGTGCGATGATGCAGCCATCGTTCGCCAGTACATCAAGCGTATTGCAGAAGCCTGCCCGAGTGTAAAGGTGATTGTGGTTGATACGATCAACGGTCTTATGGTTGCGGATGAGATGCGTCGGAGCAAAGAAAAAGGATATGACAAGTGGGTAGATCTTGCAGCGTGTGTGTGGGATCTCGTGTGCGAGTGCTATACATACAGGGATGATCTGACGATCATCTTCACAGCCCACACTCAGACGGATCATGATGAGAATGGATATATGTTCACACGGATCAAGACGTCCGGGAAAAAGCTGGACAAGATTGTGCTGGAAAGCAAATTCACCACGGTGCTCCTGAGTAAATGCGTAGATGGTCACTACAAATTTGAGACTCAGGCAAATAACAGTACAGCCAAGTCACCGATGGGGGCATTCGATCAGACGGAAATTGATAACGATATTGTAGAAGTACTTAAAGCATTGGAGGATTTTTAACATGCAGAAACCTAAGAATTATGAAAATACACAGGCTCAGGGGGAATTTACCCCTGTAGAGCTTGGAGGACACAGACTGGTTATTAAGAGTGTAGAGGAGCGAATGTCGAAGACTAACAAGCCGATGCTTGTGGTATTTTTTGACTTCGCCCAGGGAGATAAGCAGGCAGGATATTTCACGGAAGCATTCAAAAATGATATCCGACCGGAGAAGAAATGGCCAAATCAGGCCACACAGTACATTCTGACAGAAGATGATAACGGGAACTGCAGCAGATCATTCAAGACATTCGTGACCTGTGTCGAGCATTCCAATAAGGGGTTCAGCTGTTGGAAAGCGGACGATACGCTTGATTTCACAGGAATCAAGAACAAGCTGGTTGGAGGAGTGTACGGTCCTCAGATGGACTACTACAACGGCAGAGAATTGGAGAAACGTGTCCTGAGATGGTTCACGTCGATTGACAAGGTGGCAGATGCAGCGATCCCGGATATTACGGAAACGCAGGCATATAAAAATCATATCAACAACTATCCGGTCAATGCAGTTCCGGCAGGAGATGGATTCATGAACGTGCCGGATGGGCTGGATGAGATGCTGCCATTCAATTAGGGGCGTGATCGTAATGGATATACAGATAGACAGCAGGGAAAAGGCGAGGGCAATCAGGAAGATCATTAAGACATTTGACGAGAACGGCATCAGGCATTTTTCCAGCAAGCTTCTGGTCGGGGATTATATGAGTCTGGATAATCCCCGGCTCATCATTGACCGGAAGCAGAACCTGCAGGAGCTGTGCGGGAACGTCTGCCAGCAGCATGAGAGGTTTAAAAAAGAACTGATCCGGGCGATTGATGCAGGGATCCGGCTTGTGATCCTTGTGGAGCATGGCTCGGATATCCAATCGCTGGAAGACGTGTGGTTTTGGAAGAATCCGAGAAAGCATGAAGTCAGATGGAGAATGGTGAATGGAAAAAAGGAGCGGTATGTGGTGTCAGCCAAAGCTGTGGACGGAGAGCAGCTATATAAATCGCTCTGTACCATCCGGGATCGCTACAACGTCCGGTTTGAATTTTGCAACAAAAAGGATACCGGGAAAAGAATCATAGAGATATTGAGTGATGACTTATGACGAGTGATGAAATCAAAGAAATATATAGTATGCGAGATATATTGATCCGCTACGGATTGCAGCCAAGCAGGAAAGGGTTCATCCACTGTCCATTCCATCAGGGAGATCGGGACGCATCCATGAAGGTTTATGATCGAGACTTTCACTGCTTCGCCTGCGGAGCCCACGGAGATATCTTTTCGTTTGTCATGAAAATGGAGTGTTGCAGCTTTAAAGACGCATTCTATCTGCTTGGCGGTGAATATGAGAAGCCTACGTTTCAGTCAAAGCTGGTCCGATATCGTTCGGATCGGCAAAAAAAAATGAAGAACAAGCAACAGCGGAGGGAAAAGGACAGGAGGTCGCTGAACAATCTCCTGATTGATGTTTACCGGGACTGGTGGAAAAGGTCAGAGCCTTTCTCTAATGCCTGGACAGATTGCTACAACAAGCTACAGTATCAGCTGTATCTACATGACGAATATGAAAAGGAGGCGGGCAGGCCATCAGATGAAAAAGTTAAGTGAATACGATAAAAAAAGCATCCTCGCAGAAGAAGTTTTTACAGAAATCTTTGAACAGGAGGACGAAATAAAAAAGGCACAGATGCTGCTTTCTTTTCAGGAGCGTGCAAAGGAGCTGGGGGTAAAGCAGGGGTTTGACATGATGATCAAAGCTTATAAAAAGGTCGAGCAGGAAATGAATAAAAAAAGGTTGAGCAGTAATGCCTTAACCAACTGGACAGATTTTACGGGAAAATACGATGCTGTAAAATGTGGGTCGTGGATTGCAGGAGACGACGGGATCAGGACATTTAACAAGGATTACGACAACGAGGTTATTGTCTGCTATCACCCAATCCTGCCGATCGGACGTTTAAAAAATCTCGAGACGGGAGAGGAACAAATCAAGCTGGCATACAAGCGGAATCACCGTTGGACAGAGATTACGGTACCGAAAGACATCATATCTTCTGCCAGCAAAATTGTGAGTCTGTCAAAGCTTGGTGTTTCCGTAACTTCGGAGAATGCGAAGCTGTTGGTTAAATACCTGTCGGATGTAGAAAATTTGAATGATAATGATATCCCATTGCAGAAATCTACGTCAAAGCTGGGATGGATTGGTGGAGATTTTATACCATACGATACGGACATCCTCTTTGATGGAGATCTGCAGTTCAAGCAGTTGTATGAAAGTATCCGGCAGCAAGGAAGCTATATGGAATGGTTGAATCATGTCTGCGAACTTCGGAAACGTGACCGGATGGAAATCAAGTTTTTCCTCGCAGCATCCTTTGCCAGTGTCCTGGTCGGATTACTGGGAGCACTTCCGTTTATCGTGGACCTGTGGGGCGAGACAGAAGGCGGAAAGACGGTTGCTATGATGCTGGCAGCGTCTGTTTGGGCGAATCCAGCAGACAGTATGTATATCGGTGATTTTAAGACCACGGACGTGCAGCTGGAGGTGCGGTCTGATCTGCTCAACAATCTCCCGCTGATGCTGGATGATTCAAGCAAGGTCAATGCCAGGATTAAAGATAACTTCGAGGGGGTTGTATATGATCTCTGTTCCGGAAAAGGAAAGAGCCGGTCAAATAGAGAGCTGGGAATCCGAAAGGAGAATCGGTGGAAGAATGCAATTCTGACGAATGGAGAGCGTCCGTTAAGTTCTTATGTCACCCAAGGCGGTGCAATTAACCGTATCATTGAAGTAGAATGCGGAGAAAAGGTTTTTGCGGATCCACAGTATACCGCTAATTTCTTGAAAAAGAATTACGGTTTTGCGGGGAAAGAATTTGTAAAAGCGATAAAAGAGATCGGTGTGGATCAGATCAGAGAAATGCAGGCAGAGATCCAAAAGGAAATTTACAGGGATGATGCCATGCAGAAGCAGAGTATAGCCCTGTCTGTGATCCTGACAGCCGATCGGATCGCTACGGACCGGATCTTTTGTGATGGCGGATATATCGACTTAGAAAGTGCAAAAAAGGTTCTTGCGAGCCAGTCAGAAGTGTCAGAGCATGAACGATGCTACCGGTATCTGCTTGACAAGATCAGTATGAATAGCCAGCGGTTTGATGCGGCTGTAAATGTAGAGCAGTGGGGAATTATCGACCAGGGATATGCAATCATGTACGTTCAGGCAGTAAAGGATCTCTGCGAAAGTGGCAGCTATTCTTATAAAGCTTTCATGAACTGGGCGGATAAGAACGGACTGCTTCAGACGGACGGGAAGAATCAGACCAAAAATAAAAAAATGGGTAAAAAAGCGGTGCGGTGCGTGTGGCTGAAGCTGGACAGTGCGATGGATTCTGATGGATTCAGTCCAGCGGATCAAGAAGAATTGCCGTTTAAATAGGCGGGGCGGTTACAAAGTTACAAAGGTTACACACGGAATTTAATACATATATGGTGTTGTGTGTATATACACAGACCGCTCCCTATATAGGAAAAAAGCGTTGTAACCGTGTAACCGACATTGAAAAATACCGTTTAAGCCAGTAAATACAAGGGGTTTAGCGTTACAAACCAATTTGTAACCGACTGTAACGAACAGGAGAAAAGCGTAACTATGAGTGATATCAAGCATGAATATGTGGCAGACATACAGAATGCCATATGGAAAGCATACAAGGAAACACAGGAAACGAAGAGTGCAAGAGGATTCAATGACACTGTAAAGGCACTGGAAAGTAAGTACAGCAAAATCAGCATGACGATGTATAACTTTATCAGCTGGCTGACGTTTTCATGGTCACCGATCATTAATGCAATCGTGGAGGATGGATGCAGTGAAAAAGAAAAGGATTAAGAAAAAAGAGCGGGCAAAGGAAGAGGATGTGCTGATCTGTGCAAGATGTGGCGAACAGATCATTGGGGATTATGACTATGTGAAAACTAGAAGAAGGACAGAAATGTATTTCCACAAAGGTCTGACCTGTAAAGCGAAAGAGGTGTAGCATATGTGAATACCGGAAGAAATTTTATCGGTTTTGAACTAGATTCTCATTTTTACGAGATAGCGAAAAAAAGAATTACAGCAACTAGACAGTAAAACAGAAAGGAGCAGGAGATTTGTGCGCACAGAAAAGATATCTTTGCTCCGAGTGAGAAAATGACGGCAGAAGAATTTATAAAGACCGTGCAGAAATGCGGATACGGTACGAAAAAAGGTGCTGAAAAGTATGTAGAGCTGAATCCGAAAGAGGACTACAGCATGAATGACCTGATTGTCTTGCATGAGGGCAACATGCACTGGCAAGGAGTCAGCGGAGATAAAGGACTTAGATACGCTTATGGAGTGAATGGAAAGACCACAGCGTACAGCAATGGGATTTGCGGAAACTCCGGGACAAGACAAGATTGGGGGATGTGATGAAGTTTAAGCAGAACATTGATTGCAAACAAGACATATACGGCAGAATACCTTACGCATACATCACTGGAGCAGATCAGAGAAGAGCTTGGGATTCAGATAGTGATAAGGAGGAATGATTGATGGACGTTAAAAAGACAAAAGTAGAAAGCCTTGACATAATCGTGACCATGATGGAGGACAAGCCATACTACGAGATAAAATACAAAGAAATTGGCAGTGATCATTTTTGTATCGGGTACAGTTCATATCGCTTAGATTATGTGTTGGAATGGAAAAAGCAGTATTTTGAGTTGATTGAAAGTGAAGCAGGAGCGGATTCAGGATGGATCCCATGCAGCGAGAGGCTGCCGGAAATAAGAGAAGATGTCCTTGCTACAGTAAAATACAGTGGGTTCATGGGAATGTACGGAACATGGATAAAAACAGGACATTTAGAAAACGACAATGATTGGTTTGGTGATTGCATTGGTGGAAAAGTTATTGCCTGGATGCCGCTTCCGGAACCGTACAGGGAGGGGTGAAGAAGATGAATAGAAAGGAAACTACACTTTTTCTGTCACATATTCTTGAACGTACAAAACTAAACGTCTTTGGAAAACATTATGCAAAAGAAGTGAGCATTGACCCGTGGACATCCAAGGCGAAACGCGTGGATTATATGCAGTTTTCACCCGGAGATCAAATATCCGTATCAGGGATAGAAAAAGGAATATTTACTTGTTACGAAATTAAAAGTTGCAAGGAAGATGTTTATAGTGGGAATGGACTGAATTTCTATGGAGAAAAGAACTATATAGTAACTACGATGGAGTGCTACAAAGATTTGTTGCCGGATTTACGAAGTGGAAAATTTGATGAACACTTACACCAATGCAACCCGGAATCATCTAAATATTGGGGAATTATGGTAGCAGTTCCATGCATGAAAGAGCTGGAGGATGAATTTCAGAATCTAACGCCGATAGGCGATGCGAATGTGACGGGGGGGGGAATTAAAGGTAGTAAAGCCTTGCAGAATTGGACCAAGGAACAGGTCTATGACAGAATTACTTTTTTGTATGTTAAGGAGTGGAAGATAATGAGACTAATTGATGCAGATTGGATTGTAGATTCGGATATTGCCAATTGTTTGGGAGCAGAGTATTACAGTTGCGTTCCAGATGTAAGGGACATGCTGAATGACCAGCCTACAGCGTATGATGTGGACAATATCTTAATGCGTTTGGATGGTCGTGCAGAAGATTGTAGAGAAAAAGGAAGAAGGTTGGAAGAAGCAGGAATGGAAACTGCGTCCAGAAAGATGTATGCAAAAGCGTATAGTTATGAAGAAGCGATCGAGATCGTGAAAGGCGGTGGAGTAGATGAAAGGAATGATGTAAAAACGAATGGTAATCAAGCAAAAATACTTGATGTAACATGCGGATCACGAACGATTTGGTTCAATAAAAATCATCCGGCGGCAGTATATTGTGATATTCGCAAAGAAAAATTGACCGGAATATGGAAGTCAGAAAGAGGTAAATCAGAAGGAATCTGTGACGTGGATCCTGATATTCAATGTGATTTTACAGATCTACCATTTCAGGATGGATCGTTTTCCTTAGTTGTGTTTGATCCACCACATCTGAGATATGCTGGGGGAACTGGATGGCTGGTTAAGAAATACGGGAAATTGGACGAACACTGGCCGGAAATGCTCCATGATGGATTCCAGGAATGTATGAGAGTTCTGAAAGAAGATGGAGTGTTGATTTTTAAGTGGGCTGAAACGGATATTTCGGCACAGAAAGTTTGGAAAGCTATAGGTCAGAAACCATTATTTGGACATCACAGTGGCAAGAGATCGGGGACGTTTTGGGGCTGTTATATGAAAGGGCAGGAATAATGAAGAAAAGGAGTGATACCCATTGAAGCGAAGCACGGACAGACGCTGGAGTCCAGCAGAGATCCGGCAGAATCAGAAAGAACATTATGCCGGGATGGCACAGCATCCACCGGATCGGAAAGCCAGTGCAGACTTCCACCGTCTGGCATACCCGAATTATACAGTAGAGGATGCACTGAAAAAGTGGGGAGTGGATACAAAGAAGGGAGTTGATGCCGGTGGAGTGGAACATTGATGGCTATGTCAGGCTTGCCCATGCGATCGTGGAAAAAGCTGGGAAAGACTACCGGGCAGTCCTGAAAAAATTGAAGAGGAATCCCGAAGACAGTCAGGCACAGTGGGAAAAGATGAACATTGAAAGATTCTTTCGGAGGGATGCCGGAGCATATATGGACGTTGACGGTGATTACATCATAGACAGGATACAAAGGGAGGTGGACAAGAATGAAAGACTTACTAAGGCGATACAAAAAGCGAAAGAAAGAGCTGCTGACTCTTGAGCAGTCACTGGAACGGCTGTATGACCGTCTTGAGAGCGTTCCGACCGTATCGGGGAAGGTGGAAAAATCCGGGGATGACTTTCCATACATCCGGGAGCATATCAGTGTGGAAGTGCCGGAGCCAGCAGAAGCGACACGGATCAAGCTGCGGATCAGCGAAAAAGAACGGCAGAAGACAGCCGTACTGGCAGAACTGGATACCGTAGAATCTTACATAGCCGGACTGCCGGAAGGATTGGAAAGGACAATACTGGAATCCATATATCTCGACGACATGACGCAGGAAGATGTAGCGAGGATGACGGGATATACACAGGCAAGGATATCGCAGATCGTAAAAGATTTATAAAATTTATATTTTGAATATGTTATAGTTATAATGCAAGAAGTGAAAAGCTTCTTGGGATACTTTCGACGAATCTTCCCCGTACAAAGGCACTCTGAAAAGGGTGTCTTTTTGTATGCAGGGAGATATGAGGTGGTGAAATGATTGCGAGATCCGAAAAGGTATGAAAATTTAGAACGTATGGTATTTGAGGGTGTGGGTGAGTATGGGATACCTATACTTGAGCCAGTAGATTTTGGTGGAGATACAGAATTTATTCCATTCAATTTTGCAGCAACAAGTAAGGATAGAGAAAAGAAAAGCATTCATTTCTTTATTGACGACTATCAATTTATAAGATTATGGAATGATCCGGATAGATATATACCGATGCTTCAGCAGTTTCAGTACGTATTTACTCCGGATTTTAGTCTTTATACAGATTTTCCGAAAGCTGTTCAGATCTTTAATCATTACCGAAAGCATTGGATTGGTGCTTATATGCAGATGTACGGGGTAAAAGTGATCCCAACGATCGCATGGAGTACAGAGGATTCATATTCCTGGTGCTTTGATGGAGAGCCCACAGGAGGCACGGTGGCAGTATCCAGTGTGGGGTGCATGCAAAATAAAAAGAGCCGGGAACTATTTCTTGCCGGATACAAAGAAATGGTTAAGAAGTTGCATCCGACTAAGATTATATTTTACGGGCAGATCCCGGAAGAGTGTACGGGGAACATTGTACGAATAAAGGCATTTCAGGAAAAATTTAAGGAGGCATCGTGTGATGGGTGGTAGAGGAAGTAAATCTGGTGGCGGCGGAGGTGGAAGTGGTGTTGATGTAACGCACAACGGAGAGACTACAAGGTACTATTTTTCCGAGAAAAACGGAATGAATTATTATCAGCGGGGAGTGGGAGGAACGCCACAGCCTACTCCGCTGAATATGACAGTAAGGGATTTTACAAAAAGAGTCCAGGCAAATGGGGCAACTGTAAAGCCGGTAACTGCAGCGTCGAAAGCAGCAGAACAGAAGGCATATGAGGCAGACAGGAAAGCGACGAACGATTTTCTTAACCAGGCAGACGCATCGATGGGCGGCAACCGTGGAGATCAGAGGAGAGCTACGAAAGGTCGCCGTGGAGGACGTAGAGGCATTTAATAGCATGGAGGTGGTCAAATGGCTACAAAAAAGGTGGTTGGAAGACCGCCAAAGTATAAGAGTAAAGAAGAAATTGAAGAAAAGATTGAAGAGTATTTTAAAGAATGTGAAGGAGAAATTCTGAAAGATGATGAAGGAAAGCCGATATTTAATAAATTCGGAAGTCCGGTAGTGATCAATCAACGTCCTCCGACAGTCACAGGACTAGCTTTAGCCCTTGGATTTTCTACGAGGCTGTCACTATTGAACTATCAAGGGAAAAAGGAGTTTATGAACACGATAACACGTGCGAAGGCAAGGGTGGAAGCGTATGCAGAAGAACGGCTCTTTGACCGGGACGGGTCGAGCGGGGCTCAGTTCAGCCTGAGAAACAACTTCAAGGGTTGGACGGAAAAGACAGAACTGGATGAAGAGGAGCAGCAGGCAAGAATTGAACAGATCCGTGCGAATACAGCAAGGATGAGCGGCGGCGATGGAGATGAAGATGGGGGAGTAGAGATTGTCAATGACGCACCGGAAGAAGCAAGTGAAGATATCGGAGATAATAATCCCGAAATACCTGCCGATATTTAATAATCGGCATATTAAGCACATTATACTGACTTCCGGAAGAGCCGGAACGAAGTCGAGCTACGCAGCGGTAAGATCGGATTATCAGCTTGTATCAGATGCGAATGGATCGGTTGTTGTTTTAAGAAAACACCATAATAAGCTGAGAAAAACAGTCTACAAAGAAATGCTCAGGGGGATTAATCGGTTGGAAATTCCCAAAAGTAAATTCCTGATTACAAAATCCCCGATGGAAATAACATATAAAAAGTATGGTACAACGATGTACTTTGCCGGTTCAGATGGTATTGACGACACAAAAGGTATCATTGACGAGGATAAGCCGATCAAGTTGGTTGTGCTGGATGAGCTGACAGAGTTTTTTGACGATGGAGAGGGAGAAGATGAACTGACCAATATTGAAGCGACGTTCGTTCGTGGAAATAAAGGGGGATTTCAGATGATCTATCTCTATAATCCTCCAAAGAATCCGAATGCCCCCATCAATTTGTGGTGCAAGAAGATGGAAAAGCGAGAGGACTGCATCCATATTCATACAGATTACCGGGACGTGCCGGTTGAATGGCTGGGACCTGATCTGATTGCATCTGCCGAAGCTATGAAGGCATCTGATCCGAAAATGTATAGATGGGTTTGGCTGGGTGAAGCAATCGGTGTAGATGAATTGATCTACTATATGTACGGAAGCCGGCACAGACAGAAAGCAGATTCACAGCGGATTTACGAAAGAGTCTATATCGGTGGAGACTATGGACAGCAGAATGCTACGACTTTCGAAGCGTTCGGACTAGATCTGTACCGCAAGAAATTCCCCGGACTTGGAGAATACTACCACAGTGGGCGTGATTCCGGGCGGCAGAAAAGTCCGTCAGAATATGCTCGGGACTTTGTGGATTTTACAAAAAACATTAGGGATAAATATGGGACATCAGTTTTTTATCTGTTCCTGGATCCATCAGCAAAAGGGCTTGCGGAAGAGGTCAGGAGAGCAACGAGAAACCTAGAATATTCTGTGAAGTTGCGTGATGCAGATAACAGTGTTGCTCTTGGCATTAGCAGAGTGCAAAAAGCACTTTCGTTCGAGGTGATGTCGATTGATCCCAGTCAGGAGAATGCAGACCGGGAATTTGGAACTTATGAATATGATAAAAAATCTATTGAAAGAGGTAAGGAAGTGCCAGTAAAAATGGATGATCACTGCATGGATGCGATCCGGTACGCGGTGATGGGAGCGTGGAGCAGGATAAGGCATTGGCTGCCAATAGATGAAGGAGGTGATGAGGGGTGAACATTTTTAGTTATTTCAGGAAAACAGGAATAGACACTGTGGATACGTCATTTTATCAAAAGATAAACGAATGGATCAGCTGGTACAACTCCAATGTAAGAGGGTTTTCTTTTTACAAGGCGTATACTGGGCGTGGAACGTATAACCGATGCAGGCGAAAGAGCATGGGGATGGCGAAAAAGCTTTCTGAGGATATTGCAGACCTGCTGCTAAACGAAAAGGTTATGATCACATTGGAAGATGATGCTACACAAAAATTTGTGCAGGAAATATTAGATGAAAACCATTTTCTGGTGATCGGAAATGACTTCCAGGAGCGTAAGGCATACACTGGAACAGTTGCATACATTCCGTATTTGTATGATACGGAAGTGAGCGAGGATGGCTCCGTACTATCAGGAAAGATTGGAATTGAATATGTGGATGCACCCAATATTTTTCCAGTGAGCTGGAAGAATGGAGAAGTTTCGGAGTGTATTTTTGCTTTTCCGCATACAGCCAATCGAAAGAAATATGTGCATTTGCAGCATCATCGAAAAGCAGAAGATGGAAATTACATTATAGAAAATAAAGTTCTCAGATGTGGATCCGGTGAGTCTTCAGGAACAGAAGTTGATGAGAAAGAATGGAAAGAATTGCGACCATTTAAGAATTTGACAGCTACTGTTCAAACCGGATCGACAGAGCCGCAGTTTGTGCTTGACCGTTTAAACATAACCAATAATGCAGATACGAGCAACCCGATGGGAATTGCTATTTTTGCGAATGCTATTGATACGTTGAGAAAATTGGATACTGAATATGATTCGTATTGTAATGAGTTTGATCTTGGGCGAAAGCGGATTTTTGTTGCACCTGAATTGCTGACCAATGATGACGGGACACCGGCATTTGACCCGGAGGATGCGGTATTTTACAAGCTGCCGGATGATTATAACGAAAAAGGTGAAGGGCTTATCAAAGAAATTGATATGCAGCTTCGGGTAGAAGCACACAGCAAGGCGATCAATGACGATCTGAATTATCTTTCCTTAAAGTGTGGATTTGGCACGAACCGGTATCAATTTAACGGGATTGGAGCCAAAACAGCTACGGAAATTATTTCTGAAAATTCAGACATGTACCGGATGCTGAAAAAGCATGAGATCATTCTGGAAGACGTGCTAAAGAGATTAATCAGAATTATTATCCGGCTCGGTCAGGTCACGGGGAATGTACTGGATCCTGATACAGAAATCACGATAGATTTTGATGATTCCATCATTGAGGATAAGGATTCGGAACGTCAGCAGGATCGGCAGGATGTGAGCATGGGCGTGATGAGGTTGGAAGAATATCGGGCGAAGTGGTATGGAGAAACGGTTGAGCAGGCTCGTCAGAATCTTCCCGAGCAAAATCAGGTGATGGAGTGATATGAGAAATGAATACAAGGAAAAGATCGCCAGCAAGATTGCGGCAAGATACGCAGATCTTGAAGTCAGGATCATGCAGGATATTGTTCGGAGAATTAAGAAGACGGGCGAAATCACCAGCACAGCAGACTGGCAGATTAACCGGTTAAAAATACTAGGGTATTCTTCGGAGGACATTGAAAATGCATTGAAAGACACTCTGAATGCTTCTTACCCGGAAATGTTTGAACTGTACGACAAAGTGATCGACTGGGAATACGTCAGGAACAAGGACCTCTATGAACAGATCAATGCGGAATACATACCTTTTGAAGAAAATGAACATCTGATACAGGTGACATCAGCTATCAAAAAGCAAAGCCTTGAGGACTTGGAAAATATTACAAGATCTCTAGGCTTTTATTTGGATTACGGTGGCAGAAAGGTATTAACTCCATTGTCACAGGTATACAGTGGGTATCTCGATAATGCCTGCATGGACATTGTCACAGGAGCATTTGATTATAATACAGTTCTCCGGCGGGTAGTCACTCAGCTCACGAATAGCGGACTTCGGCAGATAGAATATTCATCGGGGTATGCAAATCGAATCGAGGTCGCAGCAAGACGGGCTGTCATGACCGGACTGACGCAGCTTTCTGGGAAGATTGCGGAATATAATGCTGAAAAGCTCGGTACGGAATATTTTGAAGTGGAATGGCACGCAGGGGCGAGACCAACGCATACGATATGGCAGGGCAGAGTGTGGAGTCAACAGCAATTGTATGATGTCTGTGGACTCGGTACAGTAACCGGACTATGTGGAGCAAACTGCTACCATACTTACTTCCCTTTTGTTCCCGGTGTATCGGTACGAGTTTATACGGATGACTGGCTAGACGAACAGAATCGGAAAGAAAGCGAGCCGACCGAGTTCCGTGGTAAAGAATACACTCTTTACGAAGCAAAACAACGGCAGCGTCAAATGGAAACTGCTATGCGGGCACAGCGTGAAAAGGTGCAGCTATTGCAAAAAGGCGGTGCTGATTCGGATGATGTTATGTTAGCTCGATGTAAGTACCAAGGACAGTTAGATGAGTATGCAAGGTTCTCGAAGAAAATGGGACTTAAACAGGAACGTGAAAGAATTTATTTGGATATGAAAGGCAGGGTTGCACCTGGAAAAATATCCAGAAAAATGGTTATAAAAGCCTCCAGTACAGATAACTTGTTTGAAAAGTCAAAATTATCAAAAGTAATGGGTATCGGTAAGGATAAAATTGATTTCAGTAAAGTTGATGAAAAATCAAGAAAATCGGTATATAATGGAATTAAGAAAGTATTTGACAAATTTCCGCAGCTCAAAGGATATACAAATAAAATCATATATGATTCAGATTTGAAGTCGATTGCCTCAAGCAGTTCTATGCATGGTGTTATTAAACTTAGTTCCTATTTTTCGGATTACGAAAAGTTAAAGAAAAAATATGAGCATTATATAAAAATTGGATTTTCTCCACTTGGAACTACCGCCGACAGTATAATCGTTCATGAAATGGGACATCAGTTAGATGGTTACCTTACATGGAAAGGTATATATGGAGGAAAGATAGAAAAATATGGTGTAACAAGGACGAGCGTAGCAGTTAGGAGAGAAGTCTTACAAAGATTAGGATATTTTGATTATACACGTGCGGAGCGTGCAGACTGGACTAGAATGGGCTACAAAGGACGAGAACTGAACGATGCGTTAGATTTTTCTAAAAAGGAATTCATCACAAAGCATATTTCAGAATACGCTTACAAAAATGAGCGAGAGTTCTTTGCGGAATGTTTTTCTGAATATATGACTAGTAAAAAACCACGAGAAGCAGCAAGAATCTTTGGTGAAATACTCGAAGAAATCATGGAGGGATTATAATGACAATGTTTGACCCAGATACACCTGATATCGATAAAAAACTTCAGGAAATTGAAGATGAGGAAATGAAAGATGTTTTTAGAAGGCTAGGGGATTCTGATGAAGAAATAGAATTTGCCGTCAGAAGAACACACTTGCGTGAAAGAATTTGGAAATTGGAAGAGATATTGTGTGAGCCGGAAGAAATCTTAGATATTCTCTCAGAGGAAGGTTGGAAAAGAGAAGAAATAGAAGATGAAATGAAACAAATTGAATAGATACCACCCATTCGAGAGAGTGAGTGGTATTTTTGTACCCATTTTTAAGGTGAGGAGAGGTTGTGGTATGACACTTCAGGAGTTTTTTGACGTAAAAGAATCTTACCGGCTTCCGGACAAAATAATGGAGATGTTATTATCACCGGATGCAGAAAAGACTATCACGCAGATTAAAGAACAAATTTCTTGCGATATTCGGGATATGTTCCAGGAAGAGCAGGGAGATAGAAAAAGTTTAAAGCAAGATTTTACACCCGATTGCATCTGCTCTATTGTAGCCGATCTAATGATTGACGGTACTTGTTTGGATATGTGTTCCGGAACAGGAGCTCTGAGTAAAATGGCTGCATTAAAACGTGGGATTGAAATTAACGAACAGGAATTTTCTGAAAGGACGATTCCATTTGCCATTCTGGACGCATGTATGAACGGTATGCAAGGCACGATAAGCAAGGCGGATTGTCTGAGGAATACAGTACAGGAAACCTACTTACTTGAAGAGCGGGGCGGTATCAGTATCGTATCCTTACAGGAACGACAAGAAGCAGGATGTTTTGATAATGTAATCATGAATCCACCGTATTCCATGAAATTTCCGGAGGCGGATGAGATGAGAATCATGGGACATAAAATACCGAAAAGTAAAGCAGATTATGGATTCATATTACGTGGATTAGAGCATCTAAACAGAGGCGGGCGACTGATCGCAATTCTTCCGCATGGTGTTTTATTCCGTGGGGCAGGTGAAGGAGATATCCGAAAATGGTTAGTGCAAGAGCGCTTAATCAATGCGGTAATAGGACTTCCGGATAAGTTGTTCTTAAATACAAGTATTCCGGTTTTCGTTTTAATTTTGCAATATGATTCTCCGGACATACTTTTTATAGATGCGAGCAAAGATTTCATAAAAAAATCTGCACAAAACGATATGACAGAACAGCAGACCGGTAAAGTTGTAGATACTTTTTTAAACAGACAAGAAGTGGAGAGATACTCGCATATTACGAGTTATTCGGAAATTGAAAAGAATGATTTCAATTTGAACATACCAAGGTATGTAGACAGCTTCGTGCATGAACCTTTGCCAGATGTACGAAAGATTTTGACGAATCTTAGAGAAATTGACGAAGAAGAGAAAAAAGTTAAAGACGAGCTATATAAAATGCTGCAGGATTTAACTGGAAACGCTGAGGATATGAATGCCATTGAGATGCATAAGATCATTTTAAATCCAAAGCAAAGAAGGAAAACAGAAAAGAAACAATATGATCAGTTGGAGTTGAGCTGGACATGAAATTAAGATGCAGAAAAAGAAATATCAGTGAAGTGTGCATTGTTGAGAGAGCTGTATCAGGAAAGAAATATAAAGCCGGTACATGCTTTATTAAATTGAGTGCAGTCGATGAGTTCGTCGGACAGATCAAGGAAGCTGGGAACATAGACAGCCGATTTGCAGTGTTTGAACCGAAAAAAGAAGTGGATTGTGATTACCTTTACATAGCTATCAAAAGAGTATTTCCAGATTTTTTAAGAAGATATAGGACTACAATCAATCTGCAGTTTAGTACTCTCGTAAATTTTATTTTAGACTGGCATGACAACGAGAAAGACCAGCGATACATTGTAGAACAGATCAGAATGATCGATAACGAAATCGAAATGATAGAGCGACAGATTGACAATGAAAAACAATTAAAAAAATGGTATCTCGAGAAAATGATGGCAAACGACTATCCATAGAAAGGCGGTGATCCGATATCTCCCACCGGCGGGGAATGACCGGAAATGTAAAGGAGTGATTGTTTGATTGAGGTGAAAGTCCGAGAGGACATGCTTGCATTAAAAGGCCATGCCTGCCGAAAAGGGTCAGATGGTATTGACCGGGCATGTGCAGCGGTATCCGCTCTCACCTGCAACCTGATCAATTCGCTGAATGATCTGACAGGTGACCGGATCAGGGCAGATACCGGGAGCGGAAGAACCGTGATCGAATGGGAGCGGCTTTCTGACAGAGGGAAGTTGCTGCTAGATTCGTGGTTTCTCGGATTGACAGATATCAACCGGGAATATAATTGTATAACATTTTTGTAGGAGACACCCTGAGGGGTGTTTTTCTTTTGCCCAAAACGTGAAGGCATTAAAAGCTCGGGAGCTCAACGAAGCATAAACGGAGGTAGAAATGAGAAAAAGAATGATGTTACAGCTTTTCGAGGACGGCAGCGGAGCTGGCTCTGGTGGACAGGGTGGAAATGCCGGGACTGGGAACGGCGGTGGGGAATCCGCTGGAAGCACATCCGGAGCTTCCAATTCCGGAACTTATACCTATGAACAGCTGGAAGAAATTGCAAGTGCCAGGGCAAGCAAGTCGGAACGTGCAGCTCTTGCAAGCTTTTTCCGTGGTCAGGGAATGACAGAGGGAGAAGTCACAGAAGCAATTACAAGATTCAAGGCAGAACGTGCGGCAAATCAGCCGGACACGGCAAAGCTGCAGAAAGAACGTGATGACGCTTTGAAGGAAGTTCGGCAGGTGAAAAATGAGAAATTTCTGTCAGGTAAAGGCGTGAAGACAGAGGATCTTGATTATGTCATGTTCAAGGTATCGAAGCTTGTAAACGACAAGACAACATTTGAAAAAGCTGCAGAACAGTATTTGAAAGAAAATCCGAAATATACAGGCAGCACGTATCGGATGTCTACGTCTTCAGGAAGCTCTTCGGAGGGAGCTGGTGGAAGCATGAATGCTTCTATCAATGAACGTATCCGTGCTGCAGCAAGAAAGTGATGGAGGTAGAAGATGAACAGAAACAGAATGAATTTAAAATTGTTTGAAGCAGACACAAATATCATTGATCGTAGCGGGGCAGAGTCTTTAATTCCGATTCAGGAATCCAACGAGATCATCCAGGGAACAATCGCACAGTCAGCGGTTCTGTCAAGAGGGCGTAAGCTTGCAAATATGACCAGTAAGCAGTACAAGATGCCTGTATTGGATATGCTGCCGATCGCTTATTTTGTAAACGGCGATAACGGTCAGAAGAAAACAACAAAGCAGGCATGGGACAAGAAATTTATCACCGCAGAAGAAATTGCGGTAATTGTTCCGATTCCAGAAGCTGTATTGGATGATTCAGAATACGATATTTGGTCAGAAGTAAAGCCAAGAGTAACAGAAGCATTTGGAAAAGTCATTGATGGAGCGGTGCTTTTTGGAGAAAATAAGCCGTCAACATGGAGAGAAGATGTTGTTGCAACTGCAACAAAGGCGAGTGCAATCGTAACACTCGGAGCATCTGACAGCCTTTATGACAAGATTATGGCAGAAGATGGTGTCATCGCAAAAGTCGAGGGATCCGGCTACTTTGTGAATGGTCACATGGCAGATATCTCCATGAGGGCAAAGCTCAGGGGATTGAAGAATGCGAATGGTGATCCGCTGTTCAAACAGGATCTGCAGGGAACAACGCAGTATGCTTTAGATGGCTCTCCGATGAATTTCCCAAACAACGGAGCGTTTGACAAATCAAAGGCACTGATGATTTCAGGAGATTTCTCTCAGCTTGTATATTCCATCAGACAGGATATTACCTTCAAGTTGTTCACGGAAGGTGTGATTCAGAACACAGATGGCACTATCGCATACAACCTGATGCAGAATGATATGATTGCTCTTCGTGCGGTGATGCGTCTTGGATGGGAAATCCCGAATCCAATCAATGCTCTTGCAAAAGATAAGACCAAGAGATGCCCGTTTGCGATCCTGAAAGCGGGAGAATAAGGAAGGAGCAAGACAATATGTATGCGGATCATTTCTATTATTTGTCTGAATATGGTGGTGAGCTGATTCCACTTGAAAGATTTGCAAAAGCAGAAAAAAAAGCAGAAGCCTATATAAGGCATCTGACTTATATGCACGGAGATATTTTTGCTTGTGAAAACGATACCGTAAAAGATGCTGTATGTGCAGTTGCAGAGATTTATTATTCTTGCGACCTGAAAAATCAGCAGGGAAATGGATCTGTAAAGTCGGAAAATACGGACGGATACAGTGTGACTTATGTAAACGAGCAGGTGGACGGAGAGACGGCAGAAGCGGTCGCATCCCGCAAAGCTTACGAAGTTGCACGGACGTATCTGCTTCCGCTGGGATGGTTGTCCAGGAAGGTGGGATATTGTGATGCTTACAAATGCAGTGATCACGCTCTTTAACCGTTACCCGGATAAGGAGCAGAAAAAGATAGTGTATCTGCCGCACCGGATTGACCTGGCATGGTATCACGTCAGCCGGAAGACCACGCCATCGCAGGGTGGTCTGATCAGCTCGGACGAGCATATGATCCGCATCCCATTTGATCAGTGTGCAGACTGGAAATCTGCGGATCAATTTGCGACAGGGCAGAAAGGGACTTGCTGGACTGTTCAGAACGGGGATCTCTTTATCCAGGGAGAATGGTGCGGTGGAGAAGTCACAGGGATTGATGACCTGAAAAAGCAGTATAGCGGAGTAGTCGGGGTGGTGAAGAGCCATTCCGAGAATTTTATCGGATCATCCCCGCATATCAGAATCAGTGGAGGTGCGTGATGGTAATCAGAATGCAGTTAGACCCGAAAGATCAGATCCTGCTCAGGAGAAGCCTGAACAAGAACGGAAAAGGGCAGAGGTTTTTTACAAGCGAAGTCAGAAGACTGTCTGACCCCTATGTCCCACGGCTGACTGGACGATTGAAGACGGATGCCACAGAAGCAATCTCTACGATCACGTACAATGCACCTTATGCAAGGCGGCAGTATTATGAACACAAAGGAGATGGTCTTCGGGGTTCACACTGGGCAGAGCGGATGTGGGCAGACAGAGGGCCGGAGATTGTAAAGGCAGTAGCCAGTTTTTGTGGAGGGAAAGCAGGATGAGCGTAGCAACAAAAGTCGCTGAATTTATAGCCGGCTGTCCGTTCCTGGAAGAGTTTGAACAGATGTTCCCGATCGTGAACGTGGATCTGCTGGGAGAGGATGCAACAGCGTATAGCCTGGAGCTTGCTCCGGCAGACCCGATTGTCAGACGGTATACGAACGGGGATACGATCCGGCAGATGGTATTTTCTCTTTGTTCCCGGGAATGGTACGGAGAGGAAAGCAACAAGGACACGGCGGAATTTTACGAAAAATTCTCTGACTGGCTGGATGAATGTACGGAGCAGGGAAGACTTCCGGTACTGTCGGGAAATCTCACGAGTAAGTCTATTCAGGCTACGACAGGCGGCTATTTATACGATAACGAAGGCACGAAATGTCAGTACCGCATTCAGTGCCGCTTTTTATATTACAAACGGAGGTAAGGCAATGAAAAGAATGAATTTACAGATTTTTGAAGCAGCAAAAGACACTGGTGTAACGCAGCGTTACCAGCGTGCAGATTACATTGACGTTACAGGGGGATCTGATTCCCCTAAATATGAGCTTCTCGGAATTGGGGTGACCCAGTTGGATGATTCACCGTCTGCACAGACTACGTCAAAGAGATACGTCAATCAGAAAAGTGCAACGCAGAGCATTGGCGGTTATGAATGGACAGCACCGCTTGAGTTTGATCTGATCCAGAGTGAGCCGGCAATCGCTTACATTTCCGAGATCGGTGAGAACGAAAAGACCGGGGTGGAGGCAGATACGTTCTATGTGAAGGTGTGTCTGGACAAGCCGGTGAGCGGCTCAGCCGGAACTTATGAAGCAAAACGCAGAAAAGTTGCGGTCGAGATTTCTGAATTTAAGGATAACGATGGTGAAATTCAGGGATCTGGTAACCTGCTTGGCAAGACTGACTGGGTAAAGGGTACGTTCAACACAGCAACCAAGGCATTTACAGAGGGGGAATAATCTCCCTCACTGATAATGCTTCAGTTGGTGAGGCTGTAGCGGACGAAGCAGAAAAAGATTTATTTGAACAGATGGAGGAGAAAGACAATGCAGATTAACGGAGTTACATTAAATTTTTCATTTTTTGACCCGGATTTTGAGGAGGGTAAAAAGGCATATCTGAAAGAACTGGAAGAAATTTCAAAGATTGGAGATACAGGAACGGAACCGGATGCGATCAGACAGCAGTGTGATACGGTCAAGCACCTTTTTGATGTAACCTTCGGAGAAGGCACAGGGGAAAAAGTATGCGGAACGGGTCACGATCACCTCTTATGCCTGGAAGCTTATGAAGCACTGCTTAACGAACAGATCCGACAGTGTGAGAGGTATAGAGCAGTAAAAGAGCGACTGGGAATGAAAGGGGCTGAATGAGTTCCCTTACAGAGCCTTTTCCGGTAAGTCTGACAATTAGCGGTGTGGAATGTCCGATCCATTGGGATTTTCGCACCGTTTTGTGTTGTCAGAAAATCCTCCAGGATGCAGGCAGAGAGCTGACTGAGGACGAGATGGCGAGAATGCTCAGGATTTTTTACGGTCAGTACACCTGGTATACAGAAGAACATTTTGACAAGATGCTGTGGTTTTTCTCTTGCGGGAGAGAGCCGGAACGGAAACATTTTCCGCGGAAGATCGCCGGGATCAACAGCAAGCAGGCATTTGATTTTGAGGCAGATGCCGATCTGATCTATGCGGGATTTATCCAGCAGTACGGAATCGACCTGCAGACAGAGGAGATGCACTGGTGGAAATTTATGATCTTACTTGAAAATCTCGGAGGAGATACAAGATTTCAGAAGATCATGGAGTACCGGACACTGGATCTGTCGGCAAAAGGTTTATCGAAGGAGCAAAAGAAATTCTACCAGGCGATGCAGGAATATTACGGACTGGATACAGAAAAAGCACCGGATAAGGCGAAATTGAAAGCTTTGGAGGAGGCACTGGAACGGGGCGAAGATGTAAGCGAGCTGCTAAAAGGATGGTGAGATGATTGGCAGACGGAAAAGTAATTATTGATACTGGACTGGACACATCCGGTATTGAAAAAGATTTAAGCAAAATGGGAAAGCTTGCGAAAACTGGCTTGAAAACTGTAGCAACAACAGTGAGTGCAGTGTCCACTGCTCTTGGAGGTGCAGCGGCGGCAGCTGTAAAGGTCGGTGTCAGTTTTGAGTCCGAGATGTCAAAAGTATCAGCCATATCAGGAGCTACAGGAGACGAACTGCAGAAACTGACTGACAAGGCAAAGGAAATGGGGGCAAAGACGAAGTTCAGTGCTTCCGAATCTGCCCAGGCTATGGAATACATGGCTATGGCAGGATGGAAGACACAGGATATGCTTTCTGGTATTGAAGGCATCATGGATCTCGCAGCAGCATCCGGTGAAGATCTTGCAACGACTTCTGACATCGTTACAGACGCCCTGACAGCGTTTGGACTGTCTGCATCGGATTCTACGCATTTTGCGAATGTCCTTGCGGCAGCGTCCAGTAACGCCAACACTAACGTAGGCATGATGGGAGAGACGTTTAAGTACGTTGCACCAGTAGCCGGTGCGTTAGGGTATAGTGTAGAAGATTGTGCAGTTGCAATCGGTCTGATGGCGAACTCCGGAATTAAGGCAAGCCAGGCAGGTACTGCTTTGCGAAGTATCTTTACCCGAATGGCGAAGCCAACCAACGAAGTCCAGGGGGCTATGGATGCCCTGGGAATATCTCTGACAAAGAGTGACGGATCCATGAAGTCTCTGAATGAGATCATGGTTGATCTGAGAAAAGGCTTCTCCGGACTCACACAAGATCAGAAAGCTCAAATGGCTGCCGCTTTAGGTGGACAGGAGGCAATGTCGGGATTGCTGGCTATCGTAAATGCATCGCAGGGTGATTTTGACAAGCTTGCATCTGCCATAAAGAACGCTGACGGAACGGCTGCGAATATGTCAGAGACAATGCAGGACAACCTTGAAGGTGCGGTTACAATTTTGAAATCCAGCCTTGAGGGTTTAGGCATTGAAATTTATGAATCTCTTGATACGCCACTGAAAGATACGGCGGTGCAAGCCACTCAGGCTGTAGGTGATATGACGAACGCTTTTAAAAATGGCGGTCTGAAATCGGCTGTAAAAGAAGCCGGGAACATCTTTGCAGATTTTGCCGTGGATGCAGCATCCCACGCACCGGAAATGGTGGATACAGCGGTTGATTTCATCGAATCTTTCATTTCCGGCGTGTCAGGAAATAAAGGAAGACTTCTGACAGCCGCAGCAGAAGTGGCAGAATCAATAGCGGGAGGACTTGCAAGCCTTCTGCCGGCAGAATTAAAGAAGCCGGCACAGGATGCAGTAGAGGCCTTGTCAGAGTCACTCAATTCAGGTGGATTGAAATCAGCCGGAAAAAAAGCAGTATCCGTATTCAAGAATCTGACCAAAGCGGCAGGAACGCTTGCGAAAGCGGCACTCCCACCGGTCACAAAAGCCATCGACCTGCTGAGTGGGAATCTAGGTGTGATTGCTCCATTGGTGGCTGGAGCTACGACAGCATTGAAGCTGTATAGCACAGCCACCAAGGTCAGCAAGAATCAGACGAATCTGAATGCGGCAGCCCTGGCAAGGCTGACTGCGATGGAAAAAGCAAATGCTTTACAGCTTGTAGCATCTAACGGCGGTCTGACGATCCGGGAAACGCTGATGGGAGTCTATAGCGGTCAGATCGGAGTCACGACTGCCCTGACCGGACTGTGGACGAAAGCACAGACAGCCCTGAACGCTGCTATGGCATCAAATCCAATCGGTCTGCTTGTTACCGCAGGGGCGGCACTGGCAGCCTGTATCGGAACAGCAATCCTGCTGACGGATGATGAAGCAGCATCAACAGATCGGCTGACGGAGGCACAAAAGGAAAATATCCAGGCAGCACAGGATGAAATTGACAGTATTAACGAAAAGGCAGCGGCAAGGCAGAAAAATATTCAGGCAGCCACATCTGAGATCGACAATGCAGAAGCATTGTGGGGAGAACTGCAAAAGATTGTTGATGCGAACGGAAAGGTGCAGGCAGGACAGGAGGCAAGGGCGGCGTATATCACAGGTGAGCTGTCCAGTGCGTTAGGCACAGAGATCAGTCTGAATGATGGACTGATTCAGAATTACAGTGAATTGGAAAAATCTGTTTACGATCTGATTGCGGCAAAAAAAGCAGAAGCCATTCTCGACTCCATGAAATCGGAGTATGCGGATGCAATGCAGGAGCAGGCAGATTGCGTGGTGGATCTGGCAGATGCTTATGAGAAGCTTAGCGGTAAACAAAGCAAGGTTGCGGAACTCAAGAAAGCACTCGAAGAAGAAAGCACCAATAATGTGATACTGTATTATACAGAGCAGGGAACGGCTGTTGAGAAATGTACAGGAAAATATAAAGAGTTGGAAGAAGCCCTTGCAAAGGCAGAAAATGAGGAAAAAGAGCTGCAAGCCAACTTTGATGCTGCCAATGCGGCAATGCAGGACAATCAGAAAGTCATCTCTGACTACAGTAACCTGACAGAAGCAGCGATGAGTGGGAATACCGATACGATCAACTCTGCACTGGCAGAAATTCAGAGCGGAATTGACACTGCTTTGGAGATTGGATCAGAAGCAGCCATCGAACAGGCGAACACAGCTGTTGATCGGCTAAAAAGTGTATATACTGCTTCGGCAGCTGGAGCTAAAGATATATCCCAGCAGACAAAAGATGGCTTGACGGAGGCTATGGGGATTGCACTGAATCAGGTCGGAACTGGTGCAGATCAGATCAAGGAAATATTAAAAAATGCCGGTAAGGATGGCTCTGCAAAACTTGTAGCGGCTATGGCACAGGCAAAGATATCCGGTACGCTGAGCACTGAGGCGCAGGCAGGAATGGAAAGCTTTCTGAAAGGATTTTCAGGACTGGACGAAAAAACTAAAGAGACGTGGTCACAGGCGTGGTATGGAGCTTTGGAAGGACTGGAAGGGTTTGAAACGCTGGTTGATCCGGCAGAGCAAGGTGCGGATGCATTCCTGCAAAGCCTGATCACGACTCTTGATGTCCACAGTCCGTCCCGTGCGGTGAAAGAAATCTTTTCGTATGTCTGGCCGGGAGCGGTTGAAGGATTGAACGAAGGTCAGGAGGAACTTACTTCTTCCGGTACTGGCGTGATCTCCCGGCTGCTTGAAGCTATGCGGGGATCGGTAGGTGATACGAAAGAAATCGGATCAGGGTTGATGACTTCTTTTAATGAAGGAATCGGATCACAGCTGTCAGTTTCGGAACAACAGGGAAAAGCGAATGCAGAAGCTGCAAAAAGAGGAGCAGAGGCTGTTGACCCGACCTCGACCGGTAGTGCATTTGGAAGATTTTTCGATACAGCGATCGGTAGTTTTGTCGGGAAGCTGTTGACAAGAGGAAAAGGACTGGCAGACAGTGCGAAGCGTGGAGCTGGATCGGTGAATCCGGGAAGTACTGGAAAATCGTTCGGAACAGCGTATTCTTCTGCTGTTGGAAGTAAGGCAGGGGATGCAAGGGCGAAAGGAACATCCCTTGCTACCAGTGCAAAAAGCGGAGCAAGAAGTATTAATTCGTATGATACAGGATCTAATTTCGGATCAGGATTTGTCCGTGGAATTGGTGACTGGGTTGGAAAAGCTGCATCAAAAGCGGCAGAGATGGCAAGTACGGCTTATGAAAAAGTCAAGAGCGTACTGGGGATTCATTCACCCTCAAAAGTAATGCGAGGAGCGGGGCGTTTTTCTGGCGAGGGATTCGTACTTGGAATTGAAGATCAGATACCGGCTGTAAAAAAGGCTTCGGAACGAATGGCACGTTCGGCACTGAACTCGCTGGACATGGCAGATCTGTCCAATAGGGTGAGGGAAGCGATGGCAGTAAATACAAACCGGATCGCCGGCTCATTTGCCCTGCAGAGTACAGAAAAGATTATAAATCAACAGAGCGTGCAGAGCACTATGAGGATTTCTGATGAGGATATGACGAAGCTGGCAGCGAAAGTCGGGAGTGCAACAGCTGCCGGTGTTGAAAAGATGCAGAGCAGACCGGTATATCTGGGTACGACCCGGTTAGACCGGGAGTTGCCGAAAGGAGCGGTGCCGAAAATATGATAAGAGAAGCGTATTACAAAAATTCAAAAGGAGCGATCCTGAATTTCCTTTCTGATCCGTATTATACGGCAGAAGCAGACTGGTATGACTCTGAATGGGATGAAACTGCAAGTGGATATCAGAAGACGGTGCAGGTGGATGTATATGACAGCGGGGAAGGTCTTGCGAAAAATATGGAAAAACTGTACAGCGTGCTTGCTGTAGATGCAGATCTTGGCGTGCATGGCAGATTGTACGTCAATGGCACATTCCTGTCCTGCCGTGTGGAGAAGTCGAAGAAATCGAACTGGAAAGGTTTTGATATGGCAGAGGTGGAGCTTACTTTTACAGCTCCATCCTTGTCATGGATGACAGTGGTAAGTCAGCAGCTTTTTCCGCAAAGTCAAATGACAGCGGCAAGCGGCTTGGACTTTCCCTTTGATTTTCCTTTTGATTTCGCAGATGTCCGGGCGGGGACGGCTGAATTTGAAATTGCTCATCCCTCTGCTTCAGATTTTAAGATGACGATATACGGACCTTGCACAAATCCAAAGATATTAATCAACGGATACCCGTACGAAGTCAGAACCACACTGGAACGGAATGAATACATGATTATTGATTCCGCAGAGCAGACAGTATATAAATACCTGACGAATGGAACTGTATCCAATCTGTTTAACGAGCGTGGTTATGAATATTCCATTTTTGAAAAGATCCCAAGCGGTCTCATCCGGGTGAACTGGACGGGAACGTATGGGATAGATCTGGATATATTCCTGGAACGGAGGGAAGCGGCATGGTGATTTTAGCAGATTCGCAAAGAGAAATCGGAAGTCTGAAGAATGCAAATGTTGAATTTGATGTCAACGACAAAAAGATGTTTACAGTGCAGATTGCACGCTGCTACTGGACACAGTCGCTGACATTTGATGCGTTGGTGTACGTCCCGGATACGGAATACGGTGGAATCATAGGAAGTGTATTGACCGATACAACTCTGGATTACGTGGAATTGAAAGGCTATACATGGCGTGGAATGCTGGAGCATAAAATTATCCAGCCGCCAGCCGGAAGTGATTATAAAAAAGTATCCGGGGAACTGAATGAAGTGTTGAAGACGCTGATCGAGCCGGAATTTGACGGACTCTTTGTAGTAAGTCAGGAGAATACCGGGGTGTCTGTGAGCAACTACCAGTTTGACCGATATTGCACTTTACTGGATGGAATTGTAGAAATGCTCGCAAGTAAGGGGTGCAGGTTAGATATCCGGCACAAACGAGAGGAAGGGGTTCCCGGATACGTTCTGATCAGTGCCGCGCCGATTGTAGATTTTTCGGACCAGGTGGAATTATCAAAAGACTGCAGCCTGAACTATACGATGAAAGACAGTCGGAACGGAATCAATCATCTGATCGTAGCTGGAAAAGGGGAGCTTGCTGATCGTACTGTATACCATCTGTATGTCTGGCCGGACGGATCTTTTCGGGAAGAGCCTTACTATACAGGATTGGATGAGATTGCGGAAGTTTACGAAAATACGTCAACGGAAACGGCGGAACTTAAATCAAAAGCAGTGGAAAAGTTGAAAGAAATCTGCAATAAAAAGGCATTCGATATGGATATTGAAAAATTGGGAATTGATGTGGCGATCGGTGATGTCATCGGTGGCAGAGATTACCTTACAGGGATGGCAATGAAAAAATCAGTCGGAAATATCGTTTACAGCGTCACAAGTGGAATCATATCAAAAGAATATAAATTGGAAGGAGAATGAACATGGAGATAGTATCAGGAAAGACCGGCAGTCCTCACGTTACCAGTCAGCAGTTCCGGCAGATCCTTGAGGGAACGATCGGGCAGGGGAGCTGCATTCTGACTTCCGGGGAAAATCTTGAACCGGAATTAACATCGAATAATCTGCTTAAGATCCGAAGCGGAATCATGGCACATCACGGGAATGTATCAGCAGTGAAGATTGGTACTTATGACGAGGTCACAATCACGAACGGAACACAGGGAATGAAGAGAAAAGATCTGGTTGTAAACCGGTATACCCGGAATAAAGAGACCGGTATCGAGACAAATGAATGGCTGTATATTATGGGAACACCAACAAGCGGAACACCGACAGTTCCGGGATATACGCAGGGAAATCTGCAGGAGGGTGATCTTGTGGATGATTGTCCTGTATTTGAGATTACACTGAACGGAATCAATGTGACGGAAGTAAAAAAGCTGTTAAATGTGCTGCCGTCAATGGCTACGATGCAGGAAGACATGACCCCATCTACGGAGACACTGAAATCAGGAGTGCGGCTGCAGCGGATGGGAAAGTTAAGGATCCTGAATCTTGTGGACACCAGTTCCGCAGCAGACGGAACAATCGTTAATCTTGCGGCGGGTGACCGTCCGGCGAATTATGTATTCGCACCGGCAGTAGTACGAGGGCAGACCTATCCGGACTTTTTTATTTCCGTAACACCGGCAAGCATGGGAACAGGAAAGGTAGGACTTTTCCGTGGAGCCAACGTGCAGATGCAGTATAACGGCTATATCTGCTCACAGATTGCGTGGTTGGTAGATTAAGGAGGAAAAAGTGTAAATGAAACTTATATACAACGATGGCACAGATCTGCAGATCCAGTCAGCATCCATCCAGGGGGATGGGACACTGCTGATCAAGACAGTATCAGCAACGGAAGAGGATCTGCGGGGAATGTTCTGGGACGAGCTGAAGACCCGGAAGATGGTTATATCAGAACGTAGCCAGACGGTCGGAGAGTACGAGGGGTATACCACTCTTGAGGGAATCACCAAGTACACAGCCGGTATTATAGGCATTATTCTGTCGAGGCCGGGTGAAACAGTGGCAGAAAAGATGGACGCACTGATCCGGGAGAATGCAGATTTAAAAGAACAGGTGGAGATGTTGAAAGGATGCATCTTGGAGATGTCTGAACAGGTGTATCAGTAAAATGGTAACTCTATTAACCAATATATTCATATTAATGCAAAATGCAGGAGGTAAAGAAATGATGGCAATGTTATGGGCACAGCAGATTATCTTAGGAAAAAAGACATATGGACAGGTTCCACGGCTCTTGAAGGAGAAGGTAAAAGAGATCCTGGAGGATTCCGGTATGGCGGAGCTTGTAAAAGGGGATGAGGAAAAAGCATGAAAATCAAAGTAGTAAATCAGCGGCTCTATCTTGAGCCGCCTACAAGCACTTATGGGGTTCGCCCGGTGTTTGCAGTCGGATGATTTTGACTTTAAATGCAAAAGGAGGTGAGAAAGATGGATGACGTAATTACAAGGGCAGAACATGAAGAGTTCAAGAAGCGGATCGAGGACGAAAATCATCGTCAGAACAAGCGGATTGAAGTATTGGAAAAGATTACGCAGCAGATTAATTCGCTTACAGTGTCAGTCGAAAAGCTCGCACAGAGTATAGAACTTATGGTAAGCGAGCAGAAGCAGCAAGGGAAACGCTTGGAAACATTAGAAAGTCGAGATGGAGATATGTGGAGAACAGCTGTAAAATACGTTCTTACAACTGCCCTCGGTCTTGTTCTTGGTGCAGCGGCAATGAAATTTGGATTGAAATAAAGGAGACTAACTATGAACATTGAAATATTAATGCAGTATATGAGTTACATATTGGCAGGAATCGGGGTACTGGCTTTCATGGTCAGCGTGATTGTGCAGGTTATTAAGGAAATGCCCGGACTTAAAAAAGTACAGACCAATGCAGTCGCACTGGCTACAGCACTGATCTTGACACCCGTGTCAGTGATCGTACTATGCACATATTATACAGTAGTAATTGAGTGGTATTACATTTTCGCATCATTTATTGCCGCATTTATTGTCTATCTGGTAAGCACTGGTGGTTGGGAACGTGTCACGGAAATGTGGAATCGCAATAAATATAAGAAGAACTAAGTTTGCACCGGTGCAGGAAGGGAGAAAAATATGAGTAAGACAGCAGCAGGATTAATCGCATTTGCAAAAAGTAAGATCGGAACACCCTATGTATATGGGGCAAAGGGTGCAGTGATGAGTCTGGCAAAGATCCAGGCACTCCGGAAAATGTATGGATCTAATTGTGTATGGAAATCAGATGATAAGAAAGCTGGAAGGGTATGCGTAGACTGTTCTGGTCTGATTAGCTGGTATACCGGCATTGTCCGGGGATCAGGACAGTATAAGAGTACAGCAGTTGAGGTGATCCCGATCAGCAAAAGATCTGATGTGCATATCGGCTGGGCAGTATGGATGAATGGGCATATTGGAATCTATCTCGGAAATGATCAGTATATTGCTGCTGATGGATCAGCTTACGGTGTACGGATCGCCAATCTTTCACAGAATGGATTTACGCATCTTCTGAAGCTCTGCGATATCGATTATGGACAGGGAACAACTTCTGCTCCGAAAGAGAGTGCAAAACCATCAGGTGGACACTATAATGCGGCAGTGGTATTCACCTACTGCGTGAAAGCTGACGGAAAGACGTATCCATCCGTGAAGAATCTTGCCGATTATGCAGGAGTCAGGGGAAAGGCGATCACAGACGTTGCAATCATGTGTAACGTGGGAAAAGTCGAATACCGTGTTCATGTTCTTGATGGAAAGTGGCTGCCATACGTGAGCGGGTTCAATTGGGCTGATCCGGTAAATGGATATGCCGGAAACGGTAAGCCGATTGATGCTATCGAGGTGATCTATATTGCCCCGGATGGCAGCAGCCAGAAAGCACAGTACAGAGTCAGTCCAGTGAACGGCAACTACTATGACTGGCAGTACAATAATGAGACAGGCGGTGGACAGGATGGATATGCCGGAAGCTTTGGGAAGAAAGTTGACAGATTCCAGTTGTTCTGAAATGATTAACAGGTCGGAGGTTTCTCCGGCCTTATTTTTTTTGCTTTAAAATACACTAAATCGGTGAAAAAACTATTGACATATACACTGAATTGGTGTATATTATAATTACAGAGAGGAAAGAAAGGAGAGCGAAGCGATGAATATTGAAGAAGCTCGCAAGGCACGGGGGATGTCCAGAAAGGACGTGTCCCGGAAACTCGGGATTCCGTACAGGAGTCTCGAAAATTGGGAGAAGGGGCTTAGCAAATGCCCCGACTATGTAGAACGGCTAGTTGTAGCCGAGATTCTGAGAGGAGGAAAAAAGATGACTGATATCGAAGTATTAATGAAAAATGGATATTCAAAAAGAAAAGCGGAAGAAGAACTTAAAAGAGGCACTGTAGTATTCGAAGGAGAAGACTTTGAAAGACACTTCGATGATTACATGGAAGAATGGGGAGTTGACGAAGAAGAGCAAGAAAAGTATAGAAAAATGCTAGAGGAAAAGATAGCAATTCCAGACTGGGGAATTGTCGAAGATAATGGCAACACGTATTATATTATGTACTGCCTGTAATCTGAAAGGTTGTGATTCTACATTCACTTTTTAAAAATACACTAAATTAGTGAAAAACCATTGACATATACACTAAATTAGTGTATATTATAATTGTGGAAAGGAAAGAAAGGAGAACGAAGCAATGAAGTACGATGTAACGTTTAGCTGTGGACACACACAAAAAGTACAGATTTACGGAAAAGCAGAAGAACGTGAAAGAAAGATTAAATATTTCGGAAAAAGCGGACTCTGCCCAGAATGCTATAAAAAGAAAATGAACGAAGAAAAAGCAGAAAACTGTGAAGAAGTAGAAATGAAATACAGCGAATACAAAGAGAACTATGCAGACTGTAAAACAAAATCAGGAAGCTATGACAAGGAAGAAAAAACCATCGTTGTCTACATTCCTAAACAGGATGAAAAAGAAGAGGATTCGCGGGAAGTGTTTGGAAAAGCTCTGAATGCAGCACTGGAAGAACTGAAGGGAGAAAACGAAAATGCAAAGCCGGAAGAAGTAACACCGGTAATGATAGCAAGAGAACTTAACAAGATGGGATACACAGAGGAAGAATTAAAGAAAATGAAAGATGTGCCGGAAACGGTAATGAAGGATGTGCTTGAAAAGAAGGAAGAATGGACAAGGTGAGGTGAATGGTTGTGTATACAAGAGAAAAAGTGGAATTGATCGGAGAAATATATCAGCGAACACTACAAGTATTAAATGGAGGTGTTCATGATCCGTATAACTGGATGTCAGACAGATATCCGATGAAGTGCCTTGTGATGATCTATCCGAGAGCGGTAGCGTTAGGAATACCGGAAAAATTAAACAAGAAGATGATGGAACTCATGGATCTGATCACAATAGAAGAAATGGGGGAGATGATAAAAAAGCAAATGCCACAAGAGATGATATTGTATCTCGAAATCGGAAAGAACAAAGCAAATGCCACAAGAGAATAAGACCACCCCGGAGCAGTAACTCCGGGGCTGAATATTGTATCATCTGTTTTCGTGTTGCATTTTTGCGTATTTCGTGTTGCATAAGATTGTAAAATACGCTTAAAAAGTCCGAAATAATAGAATCATTTCAGTAAAAGAAAAAGCGGAGAACCCTTATTTTAAAGGC